TCATCGTCACCACCTAATTCAATAGGTTCAACTTCTGATTCTTCGTCATCACCAACTTCGATGTCACCATCAACGTCAGCATCAGCACCACCTTCTAATGAATCTAGTTTTACAACATATTCACCTGGTTCTGTAATGTTTAAGCGAAGCTCGTCACCAACGATTTCGATTTCGTCATCACCACTTAATTTTTTGTAAATTGCGATTACGTCTTCGTCACTTGCTCCAGTCATATCAAGTTCTTCAGATGATTCTTCATCTTCCATTCCCATTACGTCCATTTCTGGACCTTTAACTTCGATACCACCTTCTACTTCAGATTCGTCTTCATCATCAACTCCATCTGGAGCCAAAGCGTCAACTTCTTCTTCTTCATAAGTCACTTCTTCAAGAGACTCTTTCACAACACTGTCAATTTCTTCTTTAGCTACGCTGCGAAGTATTTCTTTAGTGTTGGCATTGAGAGCATTCTGAATATTTGTGATATCCAAAAGTGCTTCTTCAAGTATTGATTTTTTTTCTGCCATTTTATCTTTATTAATTTTTTTTATATTAGATAAATGTGAGATTTTACTCCCACTTGTTAATAAATATGTGTATTTTCACCAAAAATCATTTTTTATCTAAAAAAATGAAAAAAAATAATTATTCAGATAAAAATTTATCTAAATCATCCATTAAGTTTTCTTTAAGTATTGGTTTCTTCTTTTCAACGTTTTCAACATAAGGTCTCATTTCTTCTGAGCTTCTACCAATCCATGCATCTGGTGTTGATGGTGCTGTAACAACATCCCAACAAATAATCTCAAAATCGTCTTGAACAATTTGTTCACCGTTCTTACCTTCTTTAAGAGAACCAACCCCTCTAGAAGAAACACCAATCTTGATTCTATTTCTTAATAAGTTAGCAACCTCATCACCTTTTGTAGACACAATACCATAGTTTATAAAACCTGGTGTCATTAGGATTTCCATCTTACCCATAAGAGTATGTGCTTCCCACCATGTTTCAATAATGTTGTGTGAAATTCTGTCACCAGCGATAATAGATGATTCTGGGTGGTCTAATTCACCTACAGCTCTTCTTTCTCTAATTGCTTGTTGATATAGTTTGTCTTGTGATTTAAGGATTTGTTCTGGATATATTCTACCGTTGCGGTTAAGAATACCATACTTTTGTAGTACTACGTATACAATAAGCGGCTCGACAATAGCCATTTTGCTACCAGTATCTAATTTTTTAATTTCGTTTATGAAAGGTTGGTTTCTAGGTTCGTCTGGACTAATGTATCCAGCGTCATGTTCAATTAGACCACCCCAACCGCTTTCACCACGCTTTAATATTCTAAAGTCTTTATAATTTATATCCATATTAATTTAGCTTATAGATATAAATATAGTCATTAAATAAAAAAAGCCCCATTGGGGCCTTTATTATATTTTTTTCTTATGAAATTTGAAGGTTTTGTTTGTTTCAAAGTTTGTCTTAATAATCATATCAGAAATGATGTCTAATTTTTCTTTCATGAATTCGGATGTTACTGGAATTTCTGAATGTAAAAACAATGTAATTTCACAACTCATAAAACTTCTCTTTCCGTATCGTATTCCAGATTCTCTGATATCTAAATCTACTATGGTTCTATCTTTAACAAAAACGCAATCAATTTCAGAATTAAAATAATTGAATATACTCTGCTTTAATCTTTTGTTTAAACCTCTTAATACTTGGTTGTAATTAACGTCCTCTTCTTCAATTGGGTCAACCCATGCTGATATGTTTATGTAAATCGCTTTTGGGTTTTTATTGTTAACGCTACCGAAAACTACATTGTAGTTTTTAAATCTGTTTGTTTTAATTTCTTTTCCTGTTTTCATACCTGGTATTTTTATACAAATATAATGAAAATCCAGGTAATAGTCAAGTACCTTAAAATTTACCCCAAAGAGATAACGCCACACCTACCAATATCTGGATAAATGATATAATTGCAATAGCTGCAACCCAACGATTCTTTTGCTTATAAATTTCGTCTTTAGCCTCTTTCATTTGGCTAGGTGACCAAACTTCACTAACTTTATCAATCCAAGCTGTGTTTAGACTAACTGATTTTTCGACATTCTTAACTTCGGTTAATTTTTGATTCAATTCACCGAACCTAGTGTCCATATCAGTTCTCATCTTATCGTAATTTTCGTTAAGTCTTTCAAGTTCTTTTAGAACTAATTTGCTATAATCATTCCAAGTTTCTTCTGCCATTTTTAAATAGTTTTTGTTTCGCTTAATAAACCAATAATAGTGTTACACATGTTTTCATAACACTTTAGTTTTGTTCTTTCTGTTTTATATGAATCAACCATTATTTTGTTTTCATATATAATATGCTTCAATTTTTCTAAAACTTCTCTACTCTCATCATTGCTTACATTACATAATTTATCAGTCAATTCTCTTAACTTCAAAATGTTTTCGCTTGGAACACTCTTCATATTTTTTTGTTTAAAAATTAGTTATCTTTTAAACTAGCTCTTAACTCAACTAGCTTAGAAATATTCTTATTAAATTCTTCACCAATTTCTTGTTTGTCGCTTAACAATTTATCCTTAACACGCAATAGTTTATCTTTTGCGTTTAAGTCAGATTCTTTAAGTTTTTCGTCAATCAAATCAATACACTCTCTAACAGTTGCCGCATACACTTCTTTTTTCTTAACATCGTCAGAATCGATAAGTGCTTTTAAAACAGATTTCTCTGTTTCATCTAAGTTAGAATACTTTTCATTGTACTTATCAACCATTATAGTTGTAAGCATACTGTTAGGTAATTCTATTGTTTCGTTAACGGATTTTTCTTTGTTTGAGTTAATGTACTCAACAATGTTCTTTATATCATTTGTGATAGAATCAACATTTTTTGCTGTTCTTTTCGTAAAGATAAGTTTAGATAAAGATTCATGCAACCCAACTAATTTAGAGTCATAACCTTCTTCCAATTTAGCTGATAAATCTTTTGATAACGCTAATAATTTTTTGTTTTCTTTTATAATTTCTGAAGCACTAAATTTCTCTAAAAGTTTAATGTTTTCAGAAACAAAAATGTTAGCCGATAAAGAGTCTTTTTCAACCTTGTTTTCAATGTTATTATAAACCAAAAATTGAGTTTTTAAAATCTCACTTTCTTTTATAGTTTTAATATATTTTTTAAACAAGTCTTTGTGTTTATCATTTTTTGAAACAACTCCCTCAACCAATATCCCATTAAATGCGTTTTTTATTTTTCCAAAATTCTGCATGTGTTTTATTTTAATTATAAATATTGTAATTTAACCAAAAAGCATTATTCATCTAACATTTTATTGATATCATCAATCATCCCGTTCATGTCCTCATTAATTTTTAAATTCTTATCATAAATCTTAACCTTTTCGTCTTTATTTTTATCATCTGGTTTTATCGATTCAATCAAAGTATTAACAAATCTATTTTGATATTTTTTGGTTCTTTTATTTAGCTTTTCAGATAAAATATCTTTTCTTTCAGTTAATAATTTATCTATCTTTTTAAGCGACTCAGCAACGGGTTCAGCACCAGCTTCAGTTGCGGCTTCTACACCACCTTCTTCAGCTCCAGCTTCAGTTGCAGCTGCGGATTCCTCACCTTCAGCACCACCTTCTTCACCGAAATCTAAATCTTCACCGCCTAGGCCGCCACCCCCGAATCCACCGCCCCCGAAGCCACCACCGCCACCGCCACCTTCGGTACCGCCTTCATCACCACCTTCAGCACCGCCTTCGCCACCGCCACCGTTTAGGGCAGCTTGGAAGTCACCGTAGATTCTATCAACCACGTCAAACATACCAGTGTGTTTGATAACATTAGCAGTATTAGCCAACTCAGCAGCCGCTGCTTTTTCCATACGTTGTTCAAGTAAATCTTGTTTGATTTCATCGTCAGACCAACCCATGATATCTCTATGCGCACGAGTCCATGACATAGCGGCAAATCCATTTCCAGTATCTGAAACAGCATCTTTAAGAAGTGTAACTTTAAGTTGTAAATGTTCAATTTTAAGCATTTCAGCTTGAGTTGATGGATTGTTAAGTGTAAGTGTAAAATTATCTAAATCTTCTTCAAAACCTAAAATGTATAAATGTATAATAGCTATTTTATTTAGCTCTTGAAGCATTGATTGTTGAATTCTATTTATCGTTCTAGAAAAACGAATATCTTGAAGTGCCAAGTTTTTACCATCACCAGTTGCTTCCTCAAAACCTAAGAATGGTTTAGGAACACGCAAAGCTGTAAATAGATTTGCTCTCAAATACTCAATATCAGCAATTTGGTCTAAGTTAGATGCACCAGGCAACGTATCAATTGGATTTGGGGCATCTTCAGTACGAACTGGAATAAAGAAATCTTGGTCATTAGCCAATTGATTATATCTTAAATCAATTTGTCCAGTACCTGGGTCGATAATAGGCATTCTTTTAAATCTATCAGCAATAGTGTTTACGTATGCTTCAACATCAGCATCATCAATGTTACCGACATATATTTTGTAAACTCTACGTTCTGGTGCTCTTGTTACACGATATACCAACATTGAATCTTCAGACAATATAAGTTGTTTCCAAATACGTCTAGCTTTTTCCAAAATAGAAGTACCGTAAGGTAAACGTCTATCGTCACCCAACAGACGGAAATGTGCGATTTGCCATGAATTAAACTCTACGTCACGACCTCTCCAAAAGAATTTAACCTTATCACCAGTTGAAACCTCTTGATTAGGTAACTCTTTACCACTAATCATATCAAATAAACCGCTTTCTCTGCGTTCCATTTCATAGTTAGGCATTTGTTTACCACCTAAGATACCATCAGTATCGTTGATGTTAAGATATACAAAGTTATCACCATATTTACATGTATTTCTAGTCCACATAGGTAAAGTTGTGTGTATATCTAATCTATTGTAAAACAAATCTTCTAATATTGTTTTAACACGTTTACTATCAGAATAAATGTTTAATAATTTACCACGCTCGTTAACCGTTGTTGATTCTTCCATCATTACATCTAACGCAGCTGCAATAGTTGGATAAAACTCCATAGACTCAAAATCAGAATATGAACCAATACGTGTTGTTTCATAGTTAATCGATTGTTGGAACAACCCACTTTCGACTTTTTTCCAAGTCTGACCTAAATATTTATTTTGCTGCGCTTGTAACTTAGCCGCTTCATATTCGGCCTTGTTGTCGGTTTTAAGTAGCTCACCACCACCTATATTGTATCTTTGTGTTGATACTTGTCTTTTTGGCTTTATTCCATCTGGGCTAACTACTTGCCCAAGTCTTTGAAATATAGTTAAGTTTTTTTCTGCCATAATTTTTTAGTTATAATATAATGAATTTTTTGGTAAATTAAATAGTTTATTCAACGTAATCACACTCAACGTATGCGTCATGTCTTTGCTCAGAATTAACAACTGTTAAATCATAGACGTAAGTAGTAATCCAATCTTGACCTTGCGAACCAGCGGTTGCGTTACAAAAGAAAGGTTTAACTGTTTGTCTATTTTGTGCTGCTTTATTACTAAAATTATTAGGTTGTGGCGACCATTTATAAATTTGGTTACCATAACTTTTCTGAATAAATATTTTTTTACCTAATCCCATTTTTAATTGTTTTTATCTCACTTTACCAAATAACCAAGCGTATTCACCTCTAGGGTCTTGTACATTTCTGTAAGCAGCGTGGTTAGGGTTTATTTTTTTCTCTACTTGTTTTGTTTGTGGGTTAATCGTTGAAGTGACTGGTTGAGTCGTTGACGAGTTAGTCCAACTAGACAAAATGGCTTTTGTTTGTTTTTCTAATTTTTCCAGATTCTTAAATGAGTGTTCCAAAACCCACAAAGCCATACCCAAAGACATAAGTAAGTCATCGTGATACCCTTCCATGTGGTCTGGTCTACCATTTTTATAAATAAACGTTTTCATCTCAGAAATCAACCTAGATGAACGAATCTTAACCCCATTGGTTCTAATGTTATACTCCAAATTAGAAATCATTGGTAATCTAACGTTTGTTGCTTGAAAACCTGGTATCTTATTACCTTTATCATAAGATGATAATTCTCTTTGTCTAGCAGATAAAATTTTACCGTTTGTAGAATCGTAATGTA